GGTAAGAAGTTTAACCACATATAGTAGTCTCTGGTAAGATACCATATTTCCTTACCTGACTTAACTAATATACCTTGTCTGCATTTCTTCTTTTGATCATCCCAGTAAGCTATAAAATCTTTGGACTTAAAGGGTGCAGTACAGTAAACCTTTTCCTTAGCAAATATTTGAGCTTGCTCATTAAATACTTTGGATGTATCTGAGTTAAAGTTATATTGACCTGGTTCTTTAAAAATAGAAAACACAAAAGTTCTAAAGTCTTCTTTAGAATCAAAACTTGTAGTAGTCCAAGTACCGTTATCCCAGGTTGGTATGTCTATCCAAATATTATCCATTACATATCATATGCAAGACCCTGACCACCTCTTACTCTACTTTGTTGTTCTTCCTGTAGATCTTTATACACACCCTTGAAGGATTGTCTAATACTGTCAAAGTCTTTAGCAATTGCTCTAATCTGTGCTATATTACCATCTTTACCATCAGTGATTTGTGTAGTAGCAAGATATCTTGAGATTCTGTCTAGTGCTTTCTGCATGCCCTCATACGCGCGTGAGGTAGGTGTTTCATACATTCTCTCACAGAACTTAAGTGCTGTTGATATATCATCATCTTCAGTAGAGAACTCTGCTTCTATTTCATCTAGTATAAGCTCCTCTTTGTCCATGTGCGGCACATTGAAAAAAGGATTCATATCTGGATTAGGACAAGTCATGTAGAAAAGGTACTGATATATTTTCAAATAATCATCAGGATAATTATCCATTATATCTTTTAGTGACTTTAGTGTATAACAATGTTCTGTAGGAATCACTTTACCGTTTTGAACATCAAATAGTCTTGCTATCATTTCTTAGTTATTTTGTCTCGGTTATCATGTAACCAGTTAATTATTGATATAACTTCATCTTTAAGATAAGGTACTTTAAGAGGTATAACTTCTTTTACAATAGGATCTCCTTCAATAGAGTACTTTGTAATAGGATAGCCATACTCATCTTTACCTTCTTCTTCAAAGACTATGTGGTGTATGTATATATCTCCTGGTTTTAATTTAGGATTGTGCTTTAGTATAATATACATATAAATACTAAGCTGTAGAGAATAATGATTAAAGTTACAGTCATCTAAGTTATTTACCGGGTGTAACATCTTCTTAGATATACCTTCCCAGTCTTTGAAAGATTCTGTCTTTATCTCTTTGTTTGTTTTGTAATCTATGATATGTACTCTACCATTAACTACTTCAACTAAATCAGATTGACCGCATATACCTGCAGACTTAAGATATACCATATGTTCAGGATATATACCATCGGTAAGTCTTTGTGGGGGTGCAGTCTTAACATTATTCTCTTGTATAGGTGTATACACAGGAATTGGTATACCTTCCTTTTCTATTGACGATAAAGAACAAATATCAGATTCTCTTTGGTTATGATAAAAGGTACCCAGTGCAATAGCTCTGTCTGATTCAGCTTGCCATAACTCAAGTATCTTATCTGGTGGTACACCATACCACTTAGATCTTTTAGACTTTGTTATTTTAGCCGCAATACCTTTTGCATCAAAAGGTTCTTTTAAGCTGGAAACAAGTGATGTAACACTTATCCAATTTATGTCTTCTGCATTATCAATGCTTTTATAGCTATGATCTGCAGCATTAAATACTATACTCATGCATTTTCAATTATAGAATCAGCTAGTGTAATTGATGCTTCATCATTTGACATTAGCATCTTTCTTATGTTTATAATCTCGTCTTGTGTAAACTTGCCTTCCATAGAAAGCATCTTTAGTCTTAATAGTTTGTTATCTAGTTCTAGTTTCTTTACTCTTTCTTCAAGTAATACTACCGGACTTTTATAAGTATTTTCAACAACACTTCTTTTCCACTTATCAGGATCTATTGATGTACTTGTTGATGTTATTGTTTGATGCTTATCTACTGGGTTACCCATACTACTCCAAGTTTCTAAAAACTTTTCAGGATCCCAATTCTCTGGTGTACTGTTTGAATACATATTAATTTAGATTATCAAGTTTCTCTTCTTCCTCCTCTGTCATTAGAGCTTTCCACTTACCTAGAGGACATTCAGTAGATAGAGCTCTTGTCTTAAATCCAAGTGAGCAACCGCATTCATTGCAACATGGAGCAGTACCTTTTACTACACACTTATTACCTTTACTGGGACATGCATCACAAACTTCTAGTCTTACTCTGGATACTGCTTCTACATACTCATCTCTGAGTAAAGCATTAGTTATTCCCTCCAGAATCTGTTTTCGGTTCTTCCAAATGTCCTTCAGTTTGTTTGCCATATCTTAAGTCTTTAAATTTTTTCTTAACCTCCATAAACTCTTTTATTTTTTCATTGATTGCGTAGAGTTTATCTAAACGTGCTTCAATAAGTTTTCTATTATGATAATTTGAAAATGTTGCATCTCCCATTCCAGATCTCATGGACTCATATTTCTTTATAGTCTTTGCTACACCTGTGTTGCGTATTAAAAAATGCCCAAGTCCAGGATTACTAAATTTGAGATCTTCAAGATTTGATAACTTCTTTCTTAGCGTCTTATAGTAGAATGTAATCACGTCATCTACCATACTTTGAGGAACATCAAGTTCTTCTGCTACTTGCTTAATTATTTCCTTGGGTTTCTTGGGTATCATATCCTAAGAATTTAAAATCAAGAAGTAAAGTTCCCTCAGTTTGTATTTTTAAATCTGGGTTGAGACTAATAAGTTTTTTATTCTTCTTGTCTTTAAGAACTAACTTATTTTTCTCAGCTTTATTAATACAGTTTCTTACTGTTTGTGGAGATTTAAAAATCCAAGATTCTTCTGAAGATGCATCATAACAAAAATCATTCAACCCAATAGGTTGATTAAAGCTAAGTAATGTTAGACAGTTTAAGTCAGATTCACTCACTGCTATACGATTAATATAACAGTGAGTTAGTATCTGAAACTTTACAGCATCCCATTTACTCATTTTTACACGTTTCTCTACTTGAGTAACAAGTGCCATGATTATGATTTCTTAAGTTTTCTTTTACTTGAATCTTCAGTTTGTTGCATTACAGTTCTAAACTCTTCACCAGTATTTTGATCTGGTTCATCATTTTCCTCTTCTTCAGGACCTGGTCCCTGCATCATCATTGCAAACTGCATTTGAATACTTGTTCTTTTGAATCTTACTTCATCTAGTTTCATAAGCATTTCTTCATACTTAAACTGTGCTTCTAGATAAGGTAGTGAGTCTGTGTAGAACTTAAGCATTTCCTCTTTTCTAGTTGCTAGTTCTTCTGGACTAAGATCCATTTCTTGTTGTTGGTTTTGCATACTACTGTATTTTAAGTTTATAACAAATATACAAATAAAGTTTAAACTTGAAATATTTAGAAACAAAAAACCCAGGTACAGTATACCTGGGTTGATCAAGCTGTTTTTAAATTATAGACATCCTTTGTAAGTACACTTACCAGGATTAGCTATCCTTCTTTTTTTAGGTAACTTTTTTCTTTTTGGTCTTCCTGGCCATTCCATCATAGATGTATCTGCCTGAGATGACTGCATAAAATCTTCAGTATTTACCATAGCTCCTTGAGCATACTTTTGCAAACCTTTAAAATTCTTCATGATTATCTGTTTTTAATGCTAAAGTTTAATAGAGTCAACATATAGAACTCTCTAGATACATCTATATCAATAGATACAAAATCAATCCTTCCAATTCTAATTCTTATTTGGAACTTATCCCACTGCTTATTCTTTACTTTCCAGTTATTTCTAAGTTTCATAATCAAGCTTCATTAGTTGTTATTGTTCCTTTTGCTTCAAGGAATACCTTTCTCACATTTGCCGGTTGAGCTACTTTCCATTTTGTTCTACGTGCTTTAAACAATCTAGATTTAGCTATCCGTGCAACATTAACTGAATTGTTCTGGTTTCCACCTAGAACATGATAGTATTTAGGATCTTCTCCTACATATATACCTACATGACCTCCACCATCTCTTTTGAATGTAAGGATATCACCAAGCATAGGTTCATCTACTGCAGTTCCATATTCTGCCCAAGACAAAGCACGGAGAGGAGCTTTAACAACCTCAAGACCTGATGCCTTTGCACAATAAGCAATATAAAGACCACACCAAGGTATCTCATCATTAGTGTACCAAGATACACCAACAACATCTGCCCAACGCATAATCTCAGGATTGTGTTCTTTTCCTACAATCTCTTTTACTCCAATATGCTTTACAGCTTCTACTAAAATCTTTGGAGCCTTCTCTGCTTTTAACCATTCATAACCCATAATGCTTCAATATGCTTCTTAGTAATATTAGTATTGCAAATATAAACCCGGCTAGTACTACCCAAGCCCAAGGTTGTCTATTTTCTACACGTGTAATAACTCTATCAGTTCTATTGTCTTGTCTGTTAGTCTTGATAAGAGCCCTGAGTTGTTTAGCTAGTGAATCATTCTGTAGCTTCATCATCTTCTCTAGATGCTTGTAGTAAGATTCTAATGCTATTCTTTCTTGACGTGACATTCCAGGAGCTATAGTATTATTTATAGTTTGGAAGCTGCTATCTTTCTTGAGTATCTCCCTGTAAGTATTGGTTACTGTATCATACACAACTTCTTTTGTGTAATGATACTGCCATACTGTGTCAGGTTTAATTACTGCTCCCTTGCGTATTGCAATGTCAGTATGTTTTCTTGCTTTAGCTAAGTGATGCTCTACTGAGCAGGAATTAAGAAGAGCAATTAAGATAGTTACTCCCAGTGCCCAGGTTATTAATAGCAATATAAATTGTGGCCAGTTAAACTTCATGGTTGCATGTCATCCTTTACTTTCTTGATATTCCTTAGATTGTTATAAAGTTTAGCAATGAAAGAATAACCTTTTACTTTCTCAAAAGACTCATCCATTGACTTAACTTCAATAACAATCAGGCCTAAAGATACAAGTTTTGTTGATACAAAGTCAATATCTATAAAAAGCTTAGTAAGTTCATTTACTATATAGAAGTCAGCTACAAATAAAAGAAGTACAATTCCTACATATGATCTTATCTTTGGTATCAAACCTTTACGGCACTTTTTGGAATCACAGTGTTCTCCTAGTGACTTAGCTTTCCATATACCAAAACAAGTATCTACAAGAGTAGCCAAACCTACTAAAAAAACCATAACATAGATGGGTGCAAAGAATACTATTATTGGTAAGATTAGTGAGCTGTATACTTTAATAAGAGTTGCTTTCATTTCTATTAATTATAAAAAATAAGTATATATACTTAATATACAAAAAAAAGCTGATTAATCTATTCTTTTATATCTTAAAATTGAACCCTTCCAAGTTCTTGACGTTCGTCCTGCTGCTGCTGCTGCATTAGAGAAACGGTAGTTGAGAGTAGCATTTGCTGATGCTGTGAAATTAAACCAAATCTGTAAAAATTGCAATTGGTCTAAATCAGCTAAATTAACACCCACAAATGGAGTATTTGTGACCGCTGAGCTATTAGCTGTAAAAGAACCGTTAGTAATAGTACCTGCCGAAGAATAAGCATAAATAGTACCTTGCCCTTTCATATTTCCTGAAGTAACTCGTAATTCAAAGGCATAGTCTCCTGTAGTGTTATTCCCTGAGTAACATACATCCATTTGTAACATATAATGACCACCTGCCACAACGGAAAATTGCAAGTCTGTATCTATTTGTGGAGTTGCATTATTTGTCACATCTTGGTTTGCACTCTTTACTATTGTAGTCCATCCTGCAGGATCTGGTGCTGTTACTGTAAATGTTCTATTAGCAGATAGATCTTGTGTGGTACCATTAATAGTTAAGGTTCTGGTAAGAGGTACATATGTAGAAGCTGCTGTAGCAGAAGTAAGATATGGTGATAAAGCTGCAGATGTAATATACCCAGCTGGGTTAGTAGAGTTATATGGAGTAAATCCAAGTGCAGTAGTTACATCTAGAGATGTGATGCCTGTGATATATCCTGCAGGGTTTGTTGCATTATAAGGTGTATATCCTAGAGCTGTGGTAACATCTAGAGAAGTTATTCCTGATATATATCCTGATGGGTTTGTAAGAGGGTAATAGGTTGCCGCAGCTGTTGCTGAAGTTAGATATGATCCTAAACTTGCTACTGTAGCTATGACAGATGTATCTACTGAAAGTACATTAGGAGTAAGCTCTTGTAATCCAAAACCAGCAGTAACAACTTGGGCTGCATTAAACTGAACATAGTTTATAGCAGTAACTCCTACAGTAATTGTACCTGTGGTATTCAAGATAAATCCAAAACCACCATAAGTTGCACCTACTTGAATAAAAGTAAAGTCTCCGTTCTGAAGTTCTCCTGCGGGTGAGTTATCTGCATCTGTTGCTCTAGTTAGTATCCATGGTGTAGTAGGAGATCCTGCATCAGTAACACTATATATACCATTCTCAAGCCCCGCAGACTGTTGCCACACAAGCACTCTATCATTAACTGCTAAAGTATGTGTATCAATAACTAGTGCTGCATTTACTGTAGAAGTAAGTGTAGCACCTACTCCTGACACACCATTAAGATATGTAGCAGATAAGTTACCTGTTGTAGCTACGTGACATGGTGCATGGAAATTAATACCACCTGAAAGGTTATCTACATACTGCTTAGTAGCTGCGTGTAGGGCTGATGTTGGGTCTGCATTTAGAGTTAGGAAACCTAACATAGTATCTCCCGCTTTATTTACAGGGGTATAACCTAGTGCTGTTGTAACATCAAGTGATGTAATACCTGATATATAACCGGCCGGGTTAGCTGCTGAATAAGGTGTGTATCCTAATGCTGTTGTTATTTGAGTACTTGTGATACCCGTTAAGTATCCTGCTGGGTTAGATGATAATGGATAATAAGATAAGTTATAAGTAGGTAAACCATTAGGCCAGTTAACTCCTGGATTAGGATAGAAACCTGTTAGATCTCCACCTGCGGGGCCTGTAGGAGAACCACCTCCACTAGTAGTTTTAGGTTTACCATCAGGACCTATTACTTGTATAGGAAGTCTACCAAATACATTACCGTTACCATCTACTACTTCCATTACTCAACAGTAAAATAAGCTGTATAGTTAGTTCCCGGGATTGAAGATGTGAGAATTAGTTTATCTCCCTCTTCAAGAAAATAACCAGTTTGATCAATAACACTATCTCCTGCATTGAGTGTATAGCTAAAGATTGTAACTGTGTTGTTTAGTGATTTATCAAATCTTGATAGAGTCAATACATAGGCTGCCGGGTTTGTTGCTGTAATAGTTACAAACCTAGCTTTCTTTGTAGAAGGTACAGTATATAGAGTAGTACCTGTTACACTTACTATGCCTTGTATCGGTATATTAACCATATCAGAAGTATTACTTTATTTTTTCAAGAATAAATGTCCAAGAACCTATTTTATTTGTACCCAGTGCAGACCCAAAACCAGCAGCTAAAGCAAATGTATAAGGAACGGTTACATCAATTATTGCTGCAGAAGAATATGCACTTGTTGTATTTGGTACTACAGGAACGGCATTATCTCCACATGTAAATAAAACTGAAGTAAGAACAGAACCCGAATTAGTTATAGTAAATTCACCTTCAATTTTAAAATAAACATTGTTAAGAGGAGGCATTGAATACTGTAAAGTTGTAGGGCCCGTTAAAGAAACTGGGATGAAATTATCTAAACCAATTGCAAATTTTACTACTTCACCGGATACATTATCATTGTCAAGTATACCTCCCATAGAATATCTATATGTGGTGCCTTCTACTAGAGTATTAGCAGGAATTACCAAAGATCCTATTCCTGATGCTATTAAGGATATAGGACTGTTTCCAGTAATTACTGCAGAACCTGTGGTTTGTAGATATACAACATTGGATTTTGCTTCACTAATAGTTATTTGTGTACTCATTATCTTTAGTTTTATCTACTTATTTCTTCCCAGTCTGCTGATGCATACATACCTAATGTACCTCCTATAGCATCTATTGCTGCTTCTACAATAAGTTCTGTTGCTACACCGGTAAAACTATTTCTTTCAAGCTGAGTTGAGAACAAAGCTTCTTTCAATATATTGATACTTGGAGAACCTTGGTTAGATGAATTTACATACCCTTGTGCAAGTATTCTTCCGCCAGCAACTGATGTGCCTGTAAGATTGTATTCTACTGCCGAATCAGCACCAACTGGTACCCAAGCACCTCCTGTGACTGTTCCACCTTGAACTATTCTCCAAGCATAGTTTTTACCATTACCTAATCCAAGTATAGATATAGCAGTTAATATAACTATAGCATCTAGTTTGGTTGCTGTAAGTTTTACACCTACAAGGGGATAATATGTTGCAGGAGCTGCAAAAGATATAGGTGCGTTTATAGGAGTACCAATAGCTTGTTGTGCTCCTCTTAATTCATATCCACCTTCAGATATTACAGTAGAACAAACTTGTTTTAAAGTACTTGCAGTTGCTGTTCCTGTATTAGTTATCTCATACCTTAGCGGTAATGAAGCCGTGGTAATATAAGTAGATGGAATTAAGTTAGCATGATTAAATCTATGACATACTATAAAATTACCATCTATTACAAACCCTAATCTTACTGTTCCTTCCCCTAACCACTCAATATCCATAAACATGATTTGAGCCTTGGTTATGTCTAAGATTACTCCTGAAGCTCCGTTACCATCTAATGTATCTGCATTCCAAGCAGCTTGATCAACAATAGTCTCAGTTACCAAACCTGTAACTGAACTTCTTTCTACAAAACTTAAAGTGCTGTCTTTTAACTGAATGTAGATACCATTCTCTGTTCCAAAATAACCTACTTTTTGTACTAAATCGTTTTGTGCAGGAGCCATTACAAATGTATTGAATACAAGTAGTGACTTACCAGGTTGATAAGAGAATACTTTTGTAGTTTCTCTTAGTACTTCAGATCCATTTGTACCAGTTACATTTAAGTTTACTAATCCCTCATTTGCACTAAATACAGCAGTTCCACCATTAGCAGTATCAGTATTCCATAGACCATTATCCCTGTATCTATGAGATGAATCAAACAGTGTAAGTGGATTAGATACTCTCAATCTTCCAAATGCATCTGCTAGCATAGGAAGATTAGTAAGAATATTACCACTATTTGATGAACCAGAAGTAGATATTATAGTACCCATTACGCAGTGATCCAGGTAATTAGTAATTCTGTACCAGTTCCATTTGCTATAATATCTCCAGTTCCAAAATAGTTATTTATACCATTAGCATCATAATTAACTATTTCACCTGGTTTTATTGTAACTCCAAGTACAGTACCATTTGCAGCTCCTACATTAGCTACAGAAAAGCTAAATACATTTGCAGGATTTGTCCATGGTCCTGTGACTCTTTGTACTTTAGCAGCTCTTGAGCTTCCAATTATATTTCCAGTAAGAGCATCTACAATTGCTTGTAGACCACGTAACATTTTTAACTGCCAAGGAAAGTTATTACCCTTGTCACCTTCTGATTTTAAATTACCTATTGACATGACTATTAATTTTTAGGCATACTAGCCATTATTATTTCGTATACTGTATTGGCTGTAGCATTATTATCATTTAGATATGCATACTTTGTAATTAAACTTGCAAGTAATGCTTCTGGTGTAAATGTATTCATGACAGTATTTATTAATTATAAATTCTTACTTCAATTATGCAAGGTACTATTGCTTGACCAAGAATATCATCATTATAAGTAGCAGTAAGCAAATCAAAACTTTCTATGGTAATTACATTAAAAAAACTAATTCCATATCCAATTCTATACCCATTTCCACTTGGTACATCATAATCATACAATTGTGATATTGTTACAAAAGCTGATGTAGGAGATGTAAAGACCGGCTCACTAAATAACATAATGTATTGACCTGCAACAACACGTTGAAATGTTACATTAACACCTAATGAATTTTCTAACACAAATGGCGTAGGAGCATTTGTACCTGACTGTATCAAATGAGCTACATAACTTTTATAAGGTACACCTACTTGTGTTTGTAAATCTTCATACTTAATAGCAGAAGGTTGGTATTTACCATCAAATCTATCATCCCTTACCCCAATAGCAATAAGATCTGAATTAGCCAGAGTTTTCTTGATCTTCCTTCCCCTTATCAGGTTAAAGAAGTTAGTAAGATTATTTAACATTACTTATTTCTTTACAGTGTTTCTCTCACGTACTTTTTCACTCCATGTTGGAGTTGTTCTTACCACAACAACTTGTGGCTGCTCCTCAACTTTCTTTTTCTTTGCCATGACAATTAGAAATTATATAGTTCGTAGTATAGATAGAATTTTCCAGTAAATATGTTTTCATTGTCTACTGCAGTAACATTAAGTGTAACATCATCTGCAGGTGAAGCAC